CCATTGCACTAGCTCAATGCCTTCGGCCTCGTAGCGGAGTTTGCTGCCTTCCACCATCGCGGCGGCCATCTCGGTGCGGGCGACGGTTTGCGCGCGGCTTTTGGTCAGTTCGACGCTGTTCTGCAGGGTCTTGCGCAGCTGCCGCCAGCTATCCCCTTGCGCCAGGTGAAACTCCACACCGCCGATGATGCGGCCGCGTAGATCCACCTCCACCAAGCGGTTGAGAGCAGCAAAGGCCTGGGTGCCACGGCCACCAGCGGCGTAGCTGGCCAAGGCGTTCTGGCGTTGGGCCGCCGCAATCATGGCGCTGGGGTTTTGCTGCACCATCGCCGGGGTCAAGATCGCCGTGGGATCGGCAATGGCATCAGCGAAGACCGCAGCGGCTTGCTCCGGGTTGAGGCGCATCGCCTCCTGCTTGACCTTGTTGAGTTCAGCCAGCGCCCAGAAGTCCGAGGCCTGTTGCCCATCCAGCAGGGCTTGATTGACCACCTGCTGCAGCTGAGGTGGGAGGCGCATGGTCTGCAGCTCCTGCTCCAGCTGCTGGCGGAGGATCAACAGCTGCCGCAGCGGCATGTCGTTGCCGCCACTGAGCGCACGCTTGTAGGCGATCTCGATGCGACCTTCGAGGGAGCTGTAGGCATCGGTGAGGCCGTTGATGATGTCGCGCTCAAACGGGCCGAGCAGCGCATCACTGAGCCGCTCCCAGCTGTCGGCGGCGTTCATCAGCTACCAGGCTGCAGCGCCTGCGGCGGCGCCATGATGCCCTGCTCTAGGAGAAGGCGATCTCGCTCCAGCTGCGCCTGCAGTTGCTGGGCATCGCTGCCATCCAGGCCGAGCACCTCAGCTTCCACATCAAAGTCCACCGGCAGGATGCCGCCACGTTGCAGCAGCTCCAGCGTGGTCTCCTTGCTGATGTAGCCGCCATCGGCCAGGCTCTGGATCTGGGCGACCTGCTGCGGTTCAAGGCGCGACTCCAATGCTTGTGCTGCGATCTGCAGCGTGCCGGTGGGTTCTTCGCCGGTGTAGGCGCACCAGAGGAACTGCAGCTGCTCAAACAGGCTGCCCTTCTGCATCCCGGCGAGCGCTAGACCGCTTTGCACCTGCCCGGCCTGCAGCCTGGCTTGGGTGGCGGTGACGGCCTCCTGGCCGCTCATGAACGCCAGCGTTTCGTTGTTAATCAGCTCTTCGATGTGGCGCAGATGTTCCTGCTGCTGCTGCAGGCTGCTGCCGGAGGGTTCAGCGAAGCGAAAGTCGCCATCCACGGGCACATCCACCACGCTGTTGGGGCCGATCACCAGCGGCGGTGGGGTTTGGCCATCCATCAGCAGCGCACCACGGCGCACCGGCACCGGCAGAGCGCAGCGATGCAGCAGCTCGTTGAGATCGGAGCGGCTGCGGTAGTGCTGCAGGGTGAGCAGGGCTAGCTCGCGGAACGGCGGCAGGCCGTGACCCCAACGCTGCGGCTGCGGCGCGTACCAGACCAGGGGCACCTCGGTGAGGCTGGTGAAGCCTTCCTCCACCAGCTGCAGCTTCGTGGTGGCGCCGAGCTGTTTGTTCAGCGCGTAGACCTGGAAGGCACCAGGGGTGAGCACGCGGAAGTAGGGCTCCACGGTGAAGCCGAAGCTGCCGGCATCCACCTCACGCCATTCGAGCAGCGTGGCCTGCACCAGCTGCTCTTGACCGGCGATGTATTCGGTCTTCCAGTTGAGGATGTTGCGGCGCTCCAGCAGCACCAGGTAGGGCTGACGGCCAAGGGCAAGGCGGTCGGCTTCCGAGGGCACCGCGACCTGTTGCGGCATCTCCACCATCACGGCGCAGCCGCCATCGCGCATGGCGAGGCTGTCGGCCATGGCCATGAAGGCCGTCAGGTTGTTGCCCAGCTGGTCCACATCCTCCAGCTGCTGCTCCAGTGAGCCGGGCAGATCTGAGAGGGTGAACTGCGAGAGGATTCCGCTCATGGCCTCAATGGCCTTGCGGAAGCTGGGCACGTAGGTGGCGCGCGCTAGGCGGTTGCGATAGGCGCGGTCGGGCTCTTTGGTTTCCTGCGGCAGGTAGGTGGCTTGACTGCCGCGCAGACCGAGCCAGCAGTCGGCTAGCAGCTGCAGATCGGGCTCAATGTCCCGCAGGACCGGATGCTTCCAGGTCGGCAGGTTGGGCGCATCGAAGAGATCGCCGTCAATGGCAGGCCTGCCGTCCATCCATGTGGTTTTCTTCCGTGCCTGAAATTGCCGGTGATTAAGAAAGGGCTAGGCGCACTTGATAGCGCGAGATCTGGAGGTGAGAGGCGATGCGTTGCTGCGACCAGCCTTGGCGGCGCAGGCGATGGATGCGTTGGCTGCGGGATTCAGTGGCCCAGAGGATCACACCGAAGGCGATCACGATGGGGAACACCAGCGCCCACAGCAGGGCGGTGATGGTCATGGTTGAAATGCTTGGGGTTCGCGGTGGTGAGCTGCTGCTCAGCGCTTCCGCATCCCATCTATAGCATCTGAGGCTCGTTAGCGCAAGTCCCTCGGCTAGAGCCAGCCGGCATCCATCTGATCGTCAGCCGAATGCAGCTCAAAGCCGCCGAGTTCGTGACCCATGCCGGCGGTGGCGCGTAGGTCCAGCTTCAGCTCCTCGGCGGTGATGCCGAGCTTTTCGCACACCTGCGCCATGGTCTCGCCGCGCTCCAGCAGGCGCCGCGCGTGCATCCCCCGCTGGCGCACTGCACCGGGTGCCTTGAGCCAGAAGTTGTGGTCGCGGATGTAATGGCGCCACTCACCAAGGATGAAGGGCAAGGCGATGGTGGAGAACTTGAAGCCGGTGGCCGCGTCGTATTTGCGCACCGCCTTGAGCAGGCCGATTAGCCCGAGGCTGTAGAGATCCTCGATTTCGATGCACTTGTACTTGTGGTGTTGCTGCTTGATGATCAGCTTGAGCAGGGGGATGTGCTGCTGCACCATGCGCTCCTCCTTGCGGCGCTGCCTGGGGCAGGTTTCGCGGTAGAGCAGGGTCTTGGGCCGGGTGCTCTTGGGCTTGGGTGGCGGCAGCTTGCCGGTGGGTAGCGGTGCAGGCTGCCAGGGGCCATCGGAGAGGAGCTGGAAGCTCAGCTGACCATCGCAAGGTCTGTGGCGCTGGGGTTTGGTCATCACCATGCGGCGGCCTGCCCGTAGGAGACAGCGGCAGCGGTGCTGATCGCCGGGCGGCTGCGCAGCCAGGAAAGGCCTTGGCTGAGGGCGTCCACTTGGTCGTCGTGGGCGGCATTGGGGAAGGCGGCAGCCTCCTCGATGAGAGCCGATGCCCAGCTGCTGCGCTCCGGCAGGAAGACGTTGCCGGCTTCGATCATCGGGGAGATCGCTGAGGCGCGGGAGAACTTCCCGCCTTGCGGGTTCACCGCGATCAGACCGGGCACCTTGGTGCGGAGCATGGCGATCACGGCGGGGCCATTCGCCTTGTCTTCCACCACCGTGGCGACAGGCTTGTAACGGTTGAAGGTGTTGACGATGGCGGGGATCGTCTCGGTGATGTCGAGGCGGTCGCGGATGCAGTCGAGGATGTAGAAGCTGGCGCCTTTCTGACCGATGACTAGGCCCACCACGTAGTCAGTGTTGGGGCCGTCTTTGAAGGTGAGATCCCAGGAGGTGATGATCCGATCCAGCTGGGGCAGCTCGCGGTAGGTCTGCCACCAGGAGCGCTTGAACAGGCCACCGGCAGGGGGTGAGGGCCGCTGCTGGAAGAGGGCATTGAAGCCGTACTCACCGAGCACGCGGCGGCGATCTTGCAGGGCGGTGAGGTCGTAGCGCTCCGGGCAGAGCGCAGCACCAGGGGCACGGCCGAGGGGGTCGTTGTCTTCTGCGATGGCGGGCAGGTTGACAACGGTCCAGCTGTCGGCGTCATCGGAGTTCAGGATGCGGCCGGCCAGGTCGTCTTCATGCCAGCGGGTCATGGTGAGCACCACAGCACCACCGGGTTCAAGGCGGGTGTAGAGGTCGTCTCGATACCAGTTCCAAACGCGCTCGCGGTAGGCCTCCGATTCGGCCTCCTCTCTGCTCTTAGTTGGGTCGTCGATCAGGGTCAGTGAACTTCCCAAACCTGTGATCCCTGCACCCACACCAACGGCGCGAAGACCACCACCAGCGGGTGTCTCCCATTGCTCCACAGATTTGCGGTCGCTGCTGATCTCAAAGCGCTGCGAAGCAATCCGCCGAGCTTGCCGGCTGAAGGTGTTGGCCAGCGTCTGCGAGTAGGCAGCGATCACCACGCGCTGCGTGGGGTCTTGCTCCAAGCGATACACCGGGTAGCGGATGGTGCCTTGGTGGCTTTTGCCATGACGGGGCGGCACGGTGACGATCAGCCGCTTGAGGGTGCCGGCGGTGATCGCGTCAAGGTAGGTGCGGATGTAGGCGAGGTGCGGCCAGTCCCAGTTGTCGTTGGGGGAGACCTGCTTGAGCCAGTCGTAGAAGGAGAGGCGCTCTACGGGCTGGGTGGAGCGGTCATTGAGAAAGGCCGTGATGGGCTCGGTCTTGCAGATACCAGCAAGGAGCGAAGCCATCAGGACATCTCGAAGCGGAGCAGCTTGGCTTGGTCTTCCAAGGCCTTAAGGGCTACACCGAGCTGATTGGATTCGGAAGCGCGGCGTTCGTAGTCGTAGAGGCGAGCGACTGCAGCTGCTAGCCACTGAGGGCGTTCAAGTTCGGCATCCAGTTGCATTAACTGGCGTGCGCGTTGGATGTAAGTCTCGGCTGTACGTTCGGCCACTCCCCATTGCTCCGCCGCGTATCGCAGGATTTGGGTACGGCTATAGGCACGAAGAAGCAGGTCGTAGACGGCATTGACCCGCTCATCAATTTCTACGTTTGTGCTCTTCTTTGCCATGGCCTGAGTTTAACCGGAGGCCGGCATGAAGAGTGTGCCATCAGAGGACAAGACAGTGAGGCGAAGCTCAGCATCTTGTGCATTGAGTGCCCAGATGGTGCCCATACGGGGGAGGGTTTCTGGGGAGACAGTGAAGGTGAAGAGGTAGCTGCCTTCGGTGTTGTCTTGTGAGGCGGAGGGGATGTAGAGGCCGGTGAGGCGGAAGGTGGCGAGGAGCTGGCGAGCGATGTATTCAGCTTCGGTGAAGGTGGAGTCGTCATTGAAGACGAGGCCAAATGGTTCGCCGGTGTAGGGATATTCAGCGACGACGGACCACGGTTCCATGGTGCCAAGGTTGGCTAGGTTAGTTTGCCGCGAGAGGGATGATGGTGATGAGGGCACCGGGTCGTTCTTCTGGGGTGGTGTAGCGCTTGTGGGCGGATAGTTGAACCACTTGAGAATCGTCGTGAAGAAGAGTGCCAGTGAGGGCATCAAGCACGGCACGTGAGAGCTTGTCGATGTCGCCTTTCTGCTTAGAGGTTAGGTGGAGCGGAGCTTTGGGAGATAGGCCAGATTTGTTGTAGTGGCCTTTGGGGCGCAGGAAGCGAAAGGTGATTGAGATGGAGACGGGTGCGGTGGTGAGGGGGTAGTTGGTGGCGAGTGCAGCGTCGGTGATGTGTGATCGCCAGGGGCGCAGGCGTTTGTTGGTTTCGAGCATGACGCCGTTGGGCATGGCGCGTTTGGAGCCTTGCGTGGCGGCCTCCATGCCGATCACATCAAAGGTGATGGCCTCAGTTGACATGGGCCAGCTCTTTGACTCGCATCAAAGGAATTGCCGCTACTTGGGGGACTACTGCATTGCCAAGGGCTTTAAGACGGTCCACCCGAGCGGAAAGCCCATCATCTCCTCGACAAAGGACGGGTTGAGATAGGTAGCTACGCCAGTCGGGATTGAGTTGTCGCGGAGCATTGCTCCAGCAAGACCATCCCGATCCGCTTGAGAGGGCGGAAGGCTGCTGTTTTTGCTGTCGTTGACAGTTGGCGTTGGGAGCATCCGGGCCATAACTGTCTCCAAGTTTGGCTGCAGCTCTGGTCTGTCCTTCTGGGTTTGCAAATCCACCGCCATGGCACTGTTGGCCCTGGGGGTAGGCAACAAGCCACCAGCGGTCGCGTTGGTGGCAGGCGCCCACAGCACTTGCAGGAATACACGCCCATTCCGCATCAAACCCTGCCTCGGCCAGTTCTCCGAGAACGGTGTCCAGTCCGTTAGCAAGGATCGCTGCGACGTTTTCCAGGACGATGAACTGGGGTCGTACCAAGCGAACGACTCGGATGAGTTCGTAAAAGAGACCGCTCCGAGTGCCCTGCTTGATGCCGGCTTGCTTGCCAGCGGTGCTGATGTCTTGGCAGGGAAAGCCTCCGCAAATAACGTCAGCTGAGTTTGGCAGTGGATTGAAAGTGCAAATGTCGTCGTAGATGGGAACGGTTGGCCAGTGGCTGGCAAGCACCCGTTGACAGAAAGGCTCACGCTCTACAAAGGCAACCGTTTCATAACCTCCAACTAGGTGCTCAGCGGCAAACGAAAAGCCACCGACACCAGAGAAGAGGTCTAACAATCTGAGATTGCCGTTATGCGCGGAGGATGATGGTGGCGGTGTTGATGCGTCGCTGTTCACGCTCAATCCACCAGCGTTCTGCGGTGAGGGCGAAAGCAGGGTCTGCGGAGAAGGTGCCATTAACGGTGAGGTATTGACCGCAGAGGGAGACGAGGCGACAGGGTTGGTATTCAGGCCGCTTGCTCGTCATCGTTTGGTTTGCCAATGGCGGTGATGGCAGCAGCGACGATGGCTTCGAGCTGACAGCGGGGGATGCCGGAAACGGTGCGAGCAGCGGCGTCGATAGCGCGCTGGTAGGCGGTGAGGGTGATAGGGAGGGATGAGGCTTTGAGCTTGGTGGGCATGGGTGGGGGTGATTAGTGAAGGTGACTACGACTGCTCCCGTAGAAGCTGCTCGAAGAACTCGCAGACAAACCAAGCGGATAAGTAGAACTCTCGGTTGTTTTGCCCACCAGCAAGGATTGCTCGGAACTCCTCGTAGGCGGCTTGGACGGTTTCTCTATCAGTCATGGAAGCAAGTGGACTTTACCGGGGATCAATCTCTGTGGCGATGGCAAGCAAATCGTCAACATCGACAACTAGGTGTTCATCGCCTTCATCAAGACCCATGCAATACCCGAGCTGATCTGCAGAGGCTCGCAGGGCAGCAGCAATCATCACCAAGGAAAAGGAGACTGGAGAGGTATCGAGCGGCAGCGCCTCAACTGCGTCGTTAGCAAGTTGAAGAACACGTTGCGTTTTGGGTGAAAGTTCAGACATAGAAGTGATGTTGACTAATCGGGCAGGGATTCAAGAGCGCGGCGGATTTGGGACAGGTCGCATCCCAGGCCGTGCATACCCAGATCTGCATTGAGCGTATCTAGCTGCAGTAGCGCCTTTTCCTTTAAGCTCAGCGGCTTTGGGCGTCTGGCGGCGCGGAGCTGTTGCTCCAGATCGCCCACAAGATGCAGCCACTCACAGCACGCCTCTAGCTCAGTGTCTGCGCCCCATTGGGCGGCGCGAGCAGCGACATAGGCAAGAAGATTGGCCGACCAGCCGATAACTGGTGCGTTTTGCTGCTCCCTCCATTCGCGGTCCCACTGGTTCACCAGCTCCAGCGGCGGGGTGATGGGGTGTTCGTGTGTCATGGGTGATTAGTGGTAATGACTACGAGGTGCGAACTTCCCAGAAGTGTTTGATGGTTACCGAGGCCTCGCCCAAGGCGAGTGAAAGTCGTTCAGATGCCTTGAGCTGCTCGCGTTGCTCAAGGATGTGCTGCGGGTAGGTGACGGACTTGCGAGAGCGACGGGTGATCTTGCAGTCATTCCAGGTGAGTTGTTCCTCTGCTTCACCCGCTTCCACCAGCTGATCAAGTTCATCGCAGATAGCATCTATCTCCGCTTGCGTTTCCTTGAGAAGGTTCTTGAGAAAAACCAAGCGGTCTAGCTTGCCGTCAAGAGAAGGCGCTGTAGATGAGAGCTGCGATGAGGATGCAAGTCCAGAGGAAGGTGATGAGATCGCCATGACGCTCAAGGAAGGATTGCGGTTTGGAGGGTTTGCGGTGCGGACGGGCTGGCACGGCTGACAGGGGTGTGGTGCGGGAATAGACGCGGCGGTTGCTGCGGGTGATGAAGGGAGGCAGCGAAGGGGATGTCATGGGGTTGGTCTCCAGCCGTTGCGGTAGGCGAGGGTGATGAGGGATTGACGGTTGTGGGAGAAGCAGGGGATGCCGTGGTCGTTGAGGAAGTCGGCGGCGTCTTCTTCGTGGATGTCGTTGGTGACGGCCTGCTCCAGCAGGAAAGCGAGCTGCTGCTCGTTAGCGCTAGTCATTGGAAGCAAGCGAAGGAGTTGCGATCCGCTGCGCTGAGGCACTCGTCGGCCCAGTCGTAGGGCTCAGGCTCAGGAGCGCCGGGGCGAAACTGGACGGTGTAGGGGATGCCGGCCGCCATGAAGGTGGCGTGCATGTCGTCGAGTTCTTCCTCGTGGCAGTAGTCCGACAGGATGGCGCTGTTGAAGAGATAGCGCTCAGCCCAGTCCGTGGTGGAGGAAGGGAGATCTGGGAGAACCGTGCAGAGAGGGTTCATGGGTGGTTGTGCGGTGGGGTCGCCCCCTTGATGCAGACAATAGGCTAGCCAACGCTAGGCGTCAAGCCCTGGCTAGCGA